AACATATCGAGAGTGTCACAAATAATTACTTGCTTCATGATAGTACCTATATAATTGTTAAACATAACGAGCCTATCAAGTAAGACGCTTACCAAGTTGTTAAAGAGCGTATCCGTTTGGATGCTTTCTAATATAATGTATCCTTTCTTGCTTGTCAACACTTAATTTCGCTTATTTCGTCTTAAATGCTATCTAGCTAAAGGCTGAAGGGCTGCCAAGTTACAATGCTACCTATTAGGCAACTTTATAGCTAGTGACTTGTTAATGCTAGTTAGTGCTAGCAAGGATACAAGTTATTAAAGAGCGTTTCCGTATTGGATGACTGTAATTTACCAAGAGCGTACCAAGTTGTCAACTACCAATTTAAAAGAATTTACTAGTACGCTCCAAGATGCGAACCAAGTCACAATTTAGAGCGTTTGGTTAGTTGCTAGCTAAGTGGTCTTAAACCTTCTAATGATAATAGATTATTACCTTTTATTGTTTGTTCTTTCTTTTAAAGACAAACAAAAGGCTAGTGCTAGCAATAGCTAGTACGCTCCAAGTACCAGACCAAGAGCACAACCAAGCACAAGCTAGCAAATACTAGTACGCTCCAAGAGCTAAGCCCAAGAGCCATCAAGAGCATCAAGAGCGGCACAGCCTGAACACAGAACGAAAGCCAAGTAATACCAAGAGCGGCGTAGGTTGTTATGTGCAATAGCAAAGACATATGCCGCCTGCCCTTCCCACAGCCTCATAAAGCGGCTGTCTCACAGCGTGAGACTACTTGACCGCCTGACCGCTCTCGCCCGTCCTGAGCTGACACAGAGCGGATGCGCTGTGTAGTGTTATAACATAACATTACGCCTAAGCCGATCTAGTGTTATAACATAACAATTCAAAGAGCAGACCAAGAGCAGACCAAGAGCGCACTAGAGCGGCGCTAGCCGATAGCCAAGTAATCGCACCGGACGAAGGCCAAGTCCGCTCTGAGACGCTTTGGTAGCCCCTATGGGGGACTGTCGATTGCGCGAGCAGGAGGAAACCGCTCACATGTACAGCCAAAAATATTTTAGCCTCCTACCAAGTGCAGCAGGTGGGCTCCAAGGAAGCCACCTACGAATATCCAAGCAACTTCTTCTAGTGTACTCATTCTTCATCCTCTCTCTTGTACCACAACTTAGCAAGCTCCAAGTACTCCAAGGAGCTCTCTTTGTCACCAGCCAAGGTACGCTCTAGTGCTTTCTGTAAGCACCAGTTAGTACAACTCATTTATTAGAAATCTCCGTGTCAACAGCGAAGACAGTACAAGCCCACTTACTTAGGTACTTGTGCATTCGCTTGATTAAGTCTAGATGGAACTTAGATGCATCCTTGTCAGGTACATCCAAGACCAAGGTTACTTTAATACGCTTCTTCTTAATACTCAAGGTCTACCTCCATTATCATAGAATTGATGATTACCACAAGCATATGTCTTATGCATCTTGCGAGTCCAGTAGTTGTCTACTTCCTTACGAGCATAGTGCAGTTCAGTACTAGTTATCGTATTACCACTTAAGTAGTTGCTATAACCTTCAAGAGCAGCTAGTGCGTCAGTGAAGGTGATAATTGAGTGGTCAGCAGGATTCTCTTTACCTATTGTCCAAGAGAACTGCTTAGGCTGCAAGACAACATCTTTTACAGTAGAAGGGTAGTAAGAAGAATCTACCCTTCGCATAGTTACTTCAGCTACAGCTACTTGGCACTCGAAAGGTTCACCACGAGACTCATGATGCACATTAAGAGATAGCCATAATATTGCTTCAACGAACATGGCTACCTCCTATTGCTCAGCCTCTTCGTAATTTAATGAAGTCAGCAACTAGACCCCAAGGGGTACGGACACACCACCAAGCAAGTCCATATAGTAGGATGTACTTGATAGGAATATTTACGTCCATGTTGATGACTTCCCCAATGCTCTGTGACTGGATAGCCTGTGCTGTGTCAGTTGCAGCTTGAGCTACTTCTCCTGTAGCTTCTGGCATTGCAACTAGAGAGCTACAGGCAACAGTCGAGAAAGCAGCCAGAGCGACTGCTATGATACTCTTATTCATACAACATTAACCCACAACTCGGATAGTACCTGAGTCGTTCCAAATAGCACCACTTGGCAAACCAGTAGGGGATGTTGGTAACACTATTGTCATAGTCCCTCCCTTAATAACTGATACCAATTCTGTGTCCCTTCCGTATATTTCAGTCTGATAAGTACTGCCTACAGAAGTTAAAGAGGAGGTCTTCACAGAGAATACTTTACCAGCGCCAAGACCCGATGGATCACTCTGTTCATGATAGAACTCCCCAACAGACTGACCTGCACCTACAGATGCATCTTGACTCAAAATACCTATTGAGCCTCCCTCACCCTTTATAACCTTAACTGTCCCATTGTATTGACCTAGCTTACCACGAGCAAATAGAGTATCTGCCGAGTTCTCTTTTGTCACAAAATCACGAGTAATACCTTTGAACTCATAACCATCTACTGTGATATTAGGAGAGCCTCCAGTCTCTGGAGCTATATAGATACCATACATCAATGGATTACTTCTTGTGTCTATGTATAGGTCAGTTATGCTAATATCATCACAATCTTCTGCAATCCTGCATACATCGTTACCAGTAAAGGTAGGTGCATCTAGTATTTTAAGATTGCTGATTGAAATGTTCTTATTCCTAGCCAAGTAAAGAGGGCGCTCTGTTTTACAACCTTTTATGGTTATGTTAGTTGCCTGTAGGTTCTTAACACCAGAATACTCAGTGTTAGTTGATTGCGCCATACCAGAATAGCAGTTGTAGACAGAAATATTACTGAGTTGATAACCCTCACCTGAGCGGAGAGCCAATGCCCTAGACGTAGATTCTGATATTGTACCGTCGTTGATAACTATCCCTCTGTCCTTACCATCTGCATTCATAACAATGCCTTCCTGAGTAGCTTTTAACAGAAAGCCATTGAATGTAATATTGCTTACGTCTTCTATTAGGTATAGTCCGTTGTTTCTTGTGTTCACGGCTTCAACTTCGCTGAAATGTATAAAGCTAGATTTACCACCTACGTGATATGCCTTATCACTTTGTGTTACGTATGCATCCTTAACCCAACAATGGTGTGAGTTTGTAAAAGAGAGAGACTGATACTCAGAACTAGATATATCATCATGTTGATAAATACCATAAGCCCTAAATTTGTTTATATGAATAAAGGAACTTTTTAGTACAATAAATCCGCCTCTGTAGTTTTCTTCCAACTGCTTCAGTGGGTTTCTGACTTTTATGTCTTCGAAAGAGCACGAGTTCATCCACGCCATAAATGCACATGATTGGAATTTAAAGTTGGCATCAAGTGTAACCCCATGAATACCTGCATCTGTTACTAGGTTAGAGCTTGTTCCACTTGTGCCTATCATGGTCGTCAGGTCGCCACTCACTTTGTCTGCTGCTAAGATGAAAGTACTATTGTGACCACCTCCTATAACCTTAGTGCCGTTTGAGAGGTTAACCCTTCTTGATACACGATAAGTACCTGGATGAAGCCTTACATGGCCTCCATAGCTGAACAACAATTCTAGTGCTTTAGTGTCATCAGCAATACCATCACCAACTGCACCAAAGTCTTTACCAGATACACCATTATCTAGAATCTTTTCATACAGACTTCTCAAAACTGCGTCAGCAACATTAAGCCTGAAGGTAGCCCACCGAGCACGTGGCTTGGTTAATTTAGTTAGTGACAAGTTGCACCTCCTTATTAATAGTATTAGTTACATTCATAAAGCCCTCTCTAAGAAAGAGCTTGAGTATGGAACTGGTACGAGCCTCCGGCTTAGAGGTACACGCCACATTCGTTAGTGTTAGTAATCGGTTAAGATACCCACTGTAATCTACAGAGTTAGTTCCTTTAGAAACCACCTGTATCACTTCTATGTATTTAAACCGCCTTATGCTGGTGTGATATCAGTAGCTCCTTTTGTTACTGCAATCCATTTGTCAGTTGGTGCTGAACCTGCTGCCTGTAGAAGTACAGGAGCGCCATTTTTAACGATTGTGATTAGGGAGCCAACTCGCTTACCTGACTGAGTTGCATCATTCACAATATGGTCTTTGTCTGCAAGGTGAGCCTCTGCCACCACTGGCATGTTATGAAGTGTTACACCTTCTTTATCTACTGCTGTGAAGTTCTTTGCGTCACCTGTAATTGAACCTACTACTGCCATTTGTATATCTCCTATTGATTAGTATATAGTATAGAGAATAGAAGAAGAAAGGAGGGACTCTTAGGAGTCCCTCTAGCTGAGTGCTCTAGATGCTCTAGTACGCTCTATAACGCTCTTTCTCTCTTATACGCTCTCCTATAGGGCAACTTAATTCTAAGTGCCTGATTTATAAAGAAATTTAGCTATTGCTAATTTACCATTTTCTCCGTCCAGTTCGGCGTTTATTACCGAATCTGTTGCCTATTCTTTGTACAGCCCTAGCTGTCCCCAGAGCGGCCTCTCCGCGCATTCCGAGTGTAAGGTTAGTCATGTATTGCTTCATCGCCGTCGGGTCGCTCATAACGTCATACCAGCGTTTCTGCTGCTTGATTTGACGCTGCATCACGACTCTCAGTTGGTCATAGTCCAGATTCTCAACAATCTGACGAACTGCACCAGCCAGAGCGTCAAGGCGGTCATCATGTCGTAGACAGTCTTTGTCACGCGTGATATTTGACATCTGGTGGAACAGAGAGAAGTTCATTCGCTGTTCCGCACTATATGCTTGGATTAGCTCCATATCCTTCTGTACGACCTCTGGGCGAACGATTAGGCGGTGTGTGGACATCACTGGCTCAAGAACGTCGATAATTCTCAGCTCTTTCTGCCCAGACTCTTGAACTGCCTCAAGCGTTACAGGGTAATGTTTCTCGAAATAAGGCTTGATAGCAGCAACGTGCGCACCATTACCATAGTTATTCTCTATGAATACGGTCTTGCACTCTGCATTCTTCGCTGCCATTACAAGATACATGAGGCTTTCTTCCGAATAGCCACCATTAGTTGCACCAATATCATAGATATAGATAGTGGTTCCCATGAGCTTGATGATAGCGTAAGCCGTTTCGTCCCCGTTCTTACCGCCACCAGCAGGGTCAATGTACATGATGGTACGCTCAAAGTCGCCCATCTCGTAGTCAACCTGCATAGGGTAGTAGAAGTTATCTGTCTTACGAGTACCAAACTTAGGCGCTCCTTCCCAGATGCACTGTGGTGAGTTACACCAGATAGGCATAACCTGAGCACGTTCTCTATTGAAAGGTGCAACTATCAAGTCACTAAGACGTAATGGGTAACGGTCTGCGTCAGTCAAGCCAGTGTTAAGCATGAACTGTAGCATGAACTTAGCCTTACCTTGAGCAAGCTCCTTCTCGTTAAGAAGGTCATTATCATACATCTCAGGGCAAGTAGGTTGTCCCCATGTACCATCAAGACCACCGCCAGTCTGCAACGTAGGGTCTTCTTTGATGTCCTTAAGAATAATAGGAGCAAGCTTGTCTCCATAGTATTCCATCTGGTTCTGGTTAGGGTAACGCCCTGTCCATATACGAACCTTATAGCCACGACTTGGTAGCCAGTTATAGATTGACTCTACTGATTGCGGTGTACCAAGATAGATGATGTCACCAAATTGGTTGATTGATTCAAACTCAAGAGTCTGCTCCATCAGCCATTCACGACCACCAACTGTACGTGAGTTCTGCAACGACTCAATATCGTCTGCAATGATAATATCTGCACGAGCACCTTGAGCACCTGACTCGATAGAGTAACAGGCTACTGAAGGTGATTTATCAGAACCACGTAAACACCAGTGAATATCAAAGGATTCAATAGAGCCTCTATCTCCTGCGTACTTATCTGGACGCATGAAATCTAGGAAGTCAAGTGCTGAGAAGATTTTGATAATCCAACCAGCGATTTCTTTCGCACGTTTAGAGTTCTGCGAGAAAACTACGATACGGTAGTGTGGATTATGTATGAGCATGAACACCGCATAGATAGCAGTGAGCGTGGTCTTAGCCTGACCACGCTGTGCCATAATCATACGATACTTATGCCCTACTAGTAGGAACTTCAAGATGTCTGCTTGCACCCTGTTTAGGTCTGGGTTCCCTACAATAGTCGTATTAATAACAACTTGTGCAAAGAAACACAAACCTTCAACATTGTTAGGAAACATCTCTTGAAGCTCATACAGCATCTTCCAGCGTTCTACCTGTTGCTCTGCTGTAAGATTTCTAGCCATTATTCTTCTCCGTCAACGAACGGGATAATGTTATCATCTGTACCAGTAGCACGAGCACCTTTGCTTTGTTGCGCTTCCTTGATTTGACGAAGACGCTTAGATAGCTCTGTCTCTTCGTTCATCTCAGGAGCTGCACAAGTAATGCTGTTTTGGTCTGCTGCCCACTTACCTGCTGCTGCAAGTGCTTTACCATCACCGATTACATCTTCGATGTTAGCACCTTGATTAACAAGTTTGAGCATTTCTTCTAGCCGCTTCGAGTGCAAGGTAGTGACTAGCTTATGAACTAGACCTACCTCGTCCTCTGTAGCAGCATTCTTATTTGGTCTGCGGTCTGCTGCCATTTAAATCCCCTTCTTCCATTTCCATAGAACATATCCTATCTGTATAACTAGATATGCCAAAGTTACTATTGAAACTATATCAGGTAGCGTAATGCCGTAGAATTTCATACCAACATACGCAGCAGGTGGCGCTGCTGGCAGAGTCTCACGGACAATTTCTGCTGCCTTTACAATCTTATCACTCACTGTACCTCCTAGGTATTAGGTTTCTCGGCATACCATAGGTCTACAACATCACCCTCTTCAAGTGATTCAGCTAGATGCACGTTATTACCTACGATAACATAGCTATATGAAGGAGCTTGATATACTCCGTTTATGAATAAAGCCGTAAAGTCGTGTTCTGGTGCGGGGAAAGAATACTCCCCCCCTACAGCAGTATGCCTATAATCACTGAAAGAAGAACCTATAGCAAACTTCTCAAGTGAGCCTAATTTAGCAAATACTTCATCACCTTCTTCAAGAGGCTCTGCAAAGTAAAGAATACCGTTCATATAATTGAAAGACTTTGAAGGTATCTGCTCAACGCCATTAATAGAAAGCTCACAGTAGTTGAAGCTATAACCAGTATTGATTAAAACCTCACCACCTGCTGCTGTTCTCGTGAATGGCACTAGGAAATTTACTGAAGACACATTAGTTGATGCTTCGACATTAGATAAACGATTATCAAGTGAGTCTGTAACAGACTTCTTAACTGCGTCATCAGGGTCAACTGCATCTCCCAAGTTTTTTGGTACATGACCACCATAATCTACATTCTGTTTCATGTAGAATCCTTTAGGTGTAAACCCGTCAATAAGCTCTTGTGTCAGATAGAGCTGCTGTAGGAATGAATTGTTAACCTGCCTGTGCCCAAAGTTGTTACCACGAGAGAAATCTGCATATGGCTTTTCTATAGGCATCTCACGACGAATTAGCACATCAGAGCCAGCAGGAGGTGCTGGTGTAATGCTAACGATGTGAGGTGATTGTGATTGTATTACATTGGGTACTTCCTTATCATCTACATAAGTATGAATATCTTCTACACGAAAGTACCCCATATTCTCGCCAGCCACTGTTAAAGGGAACAGAGTCTTAACCCCATCCCCTACGTGGCGAACGAACGAGAGGTTACTGTACGCCATTGTTTTCTCCTATTTGTTTACCTATAGGGCAACCTTATTCAGTTGCAACACCGAATGTCAGATTCCATAAGGTTGAATTATACCAAGGAAGCACTCTCTGAATAGTCTTGATAGACTTTTCTTCCTCCCTATTTGTCTTGTCCTCTGTTGCGAGTGACATAGCAGCCGATGTTGCCTTAGCTACATCCTTAGCCATTTCTACTGACTGGATACCTGAGAAGTTACCAGCACCTCTCATCTCCTCTGGTAAGAAGTTTAGAGAGTTCATCATCTGTAATGGAAGCATAGGTGCAGCTAGAATACCAACACGGTTCATAACACCCCAGAACAGTCCTTCATCCTCTAGGTGCTTGCGGATGTATTCATCACGCTCACGGCCTGAATATTGGTTTGCTTGGATATATGTGTTCGCAACAAGAGCGAAGTAGCCAAGGATAGCCTGACCAGCTCCCATAGATAACAACAAAGCACGTTCATTCTTGATACCACGAAGAAGCATTTTCTCATATGAACCAATAGTGAAGCTCAGTAGCGTAGTCATTACCTTACCAAGTTCCTTGTTCATATAAGCAGGTTGCTCACCGATACCTAGACGTAGGAACGAGCTACCTATCGTATTGCGAACAGCAGTAGATAATGAGTTATATGTATCAGCATCTAGCTGACGAACTGCATTAAAGATATCCATATCTTTGTTATCTCTTAGGTGCTTCATCACAGCATCAACCTGTTCACTGGACATACCGCCAACACGGATAAGTGAGTTACGAACGTTGTCTGTAACCTCCCCTTTTATTGCCATATCTCTCAAGTTATTGACGATAGCCCTAGCTGTCATCTCTTCACCACCTTGCTGGAACATCTTGAATCCGTTAACTGTCATCGTGATATCAAGAGCGTTACCTAGCATGTTGTCAATACGCTTTAGCTTGTTCTTTGTCATATCATCGAAGTCTGCACCGTTGTAGAACTTACGTCCGAACAGGTATTCCTGATGCCCTGTAGCAGAGAATGTACGGGCAAAGTCCATCATGAACTTATCCTTTGTTACACTACGTGTTCTGTAATCGAACCATCGTGATGAAGGTATCTGCTTAAGTGTGTTAACTATGCCGTTCCTTAGCATTGCAACTGAGTACTCAGGTATCGTCATTAGACCTGTACTGCGTAGGCGGACTACAGAAGTAGCCTTACGTGCCATACGAGTAACGTCCTTCATTCCATCATGGTCTTCCAGTGGCTCCTTGTATAAAAGACGTAACGCCTCATCTAGCTTATCAGACCATCTGCCGTTCTCTAAATCAGATAGCACTTCTTGAGCCTTAGCTTTAGCCTTACCATCTAGACGAGCTACATCAAGACGAATGTCGTTTATAGCTGCATCACGCGCTGCTGCAACAGCTCTCTGGAACTGATGACGAGAGTGGAACCCCTTACTAGCAAGGCCTGCGTTTGCAGCAGAGTCAGATACGTACTTCATGTTTCTGTCAATGCTTGTGTCAATCAAGTCAACCATCCAGACATCACCAGAGCGAGCTTTTAGGTTAGGACGTAATGAGAACATGGCACGAGGTGAGATTTGTCCCATCTCTTCTTTGTCGAACATAGCTTGCTTGATATCATCAATAACATCTTTGTCAACATTGTTAGCTAACAGCTCTTCTTCAAGCTTTCTGAACTCAGCATCAGACATAAAGCTATCAAATGTCTTATGAGATTTACCCCCATATGACATAGCACGAGCTACTTGGTTCTTAGCTAGTCTAAGTGCGTTCTCACGAGACAACTTAATACCACCTGTTTGGTATGCAGATGCAATACAGTCATAGATAAAGTCTGCATGGTTCTCATTAGCTATGATATTAGTAGGATTAAACACAACTGAGTGATACTCGTGTCGGTGCTTAATCTTATCAAAACCAACGACGTTGTAATCCTTGTTGTTCTTAAGCCCCTGCTCATACAAACGAGAACGAGCTTTAGCACCAAGCATGATAGCATCATCACCTTCTACTGGCTTATTACTTAGCAGTGTACCAGTAGATTGCTTCATAACAGTCTGCCTATCAAACTCCATTTGTAGCTCATTAAGTTTACCGATGTCGAACCTACCAACACCACGTTCTTTACGGAAAGCATCAAATGCATTCTGATAATCAAGATAGTCAGGTACTGCTCTATTGAACAAAGTCTCTGCAAGCTCTTCAGCAGATTGATGACCTTCGATGGTACGTTGTGGGTCTTTTACTAAGAATTTACCAAGACCACGAGTTGCATCATCTGGTGCTGTGTCAATCTCAGAGGACAATGAGCGTAATGGCTTACCAATAGCTGAAGTCTCGAAACGTGTATTACGAGGTACTTTAGCAGCAAATGCCTCTGCATCACTAAGTGCGTTCTGAATCTCTTCAACATCTGTTGGAGTGAGAAGCTCATCATATGTCTGTATATCATCAAACTCTTGTCTTGCTCTCATTGCACCAACGCTTTGAGCAGGTGGCTCTTCCTTGCCCATCTCATCTATTACTGGCTTACGACCAGCCTTGATATCTTTACCAAGTGATTTTGAAGGCTCTGCGTCAAACTCACCCCTCTCTGCCTTAAGCTCTTTGTAACGTTGCATCATAGACTCAGGAACCTTGCCCTGCTGTAATGCATCAATCTTAGAGTTTGTACTTGCAGCTTGACGGTTAAGCTCTATGGCACTATTAAGCTCTGCTTCTCTACGAGCAATTGCACCCTCTACCTGTCGAATCTCTGCATTACGAGCAGACGGACGTAGATTAGGTCTTGCTTTAATCTTCTCAATTACATCAAGCTTACTCTTCCTATAGGCTCTGAATTCATCCTTAAGCTTCTTAACCTTCTTGCTAGAAAGGACATCTACACGCTCCCCTGCCTCCTTACGTAAAGACTCTATAATATCCCTCTCAGTAAGAGTACGCTTACGAGCAACAGGGTCGGGCTGCTGAGTTGCCAGAGCTTCATCTGCTAGCTTGTAACCCTTAAGATTTTCTTGCTCTTTTATTGCAGCATTCTTAACACCCTCAACAATATCAGTTCGGTCTAGTGCGTTACGTGCTGCACGATATCCTAGCTTAGCTGCATCAATAGCTCCAGAGAAAGCCACACCACCAATAGCTGACATGTACAAATCCTCTTCTGTACGTTGAGTATCACCCATCTTCAGTAGGTACTCAGATAGCACACCCTCAGAGCCACCTCTTAGCATTGACCATCCAATAGCGCCTACTCGTCCTGCCTTACCTGTAAGAGCGGCAGGTGCATCAACAAGCATCAAAGGAAGCATTGCAGGGTCAAAGATAGCTGCTGCTGTCTCTACTGCATAACCAGTCACACCACCTGCCTCAAGTGTGCTCTTAACGTCTCTGTCTGCTTTTATGCGTGATTGTCTGTATGCGAAGTTCTCAGGAGAGACTGCACCAGCTAGGAACTCAATCTCCTGTTCCGTATAACCTTCGTTGTTGTACTTGATTAACTCAGCCTTGTCCACTTTATAATCTACATCAACACCGCCAACATATTCAGATTGCGCAGCTCTGACCATAGATTCGCCAACCCAGTTTCTGTACTTAGCGGCCTTCCACATCTCAGAGAGAGAGGGCTGTTCGCCCTCTGGCTCGGGTGGTTGATAGTCTTCGCTAAGTATAGAGAGGGGTATGTGCATAGGTCTATAATCTAAAAACTCTCTACGTTCTGCCATTATCTATAACCTCTCTGTTGTAAGTAAAATAGCGCCATATGCGCTGCCTCTTCACTGTTCTCTTTGAATGCTTCCTCTCTCGCTCTTTCTAATTCAGATTCTTCTACAATCTGGGTTATCCGACCTTCCTCACCTTTCTTACCATAACGTTTAACATCTTGCATCAAGAAACGTGCATCACCTATCTGCTCACCATCCCTATCTACCATGATAAAAGTGGTTCCTGTGTCATTAACAACGAACTCAATATCCTCTGCACTTATTCCAAGCGGGTTTATTTCCTCAGAGGAAAGTACAGTAGTTGCAAAGTGCTTTAAGTATCTATCGACAAGTTCGGACTTTACACCTAGCGACTGAGCTAGTTCAGGTTTTGTTTTGTTAATCATTGTGTTATTGAATGTTTGTGAATACCCAGCCAGTAAAGAGCTTGCTGCTGTACTGGCATTCTGCTTAGTATCCAGACCCCCTCTGTACAGGTATGACTGAGCTTCCTCACCGACTCTGATAGCTAGCTTATTTCTTTGCCACTCAGGTACATCCTTTTTTCCTAAATCATACCAGTTGAAAGTAAGTTTTTCTTCGACAGCCTCATATGCTGCATCTCGCTGCTCTGTTCTTTGCTCGTTATTTATATTGTAAGGGTTACGTCGAATATCATAAGCTCTTCTAAAAGCTGAGTAAGCTGAGCGATTCTTCATGCCTGATTTGATATTCATAGCCATAGCTAATCTATCTTTGTCCTTAAAGTACATTGCTAATGTAGTGTCGTCCATCATTTCTATAACCTGCAAGGCATTAGTAGCATAAGCTGGAAGCTCTTCTTCAGTAGTCTCTTCTGGATTAAGATTGATGAGCGCGTCTAAGTTGTCCTTCAAACTAGGAACAACCATTCTCTGAACTCTAGACCAGTCAAGTTTCTCCTTTATGATTGCAGTATTAGCATCTGACTCACTATACCCTTTCTTCTCTACATAAGTATTAGCTTTATTTGCCCACTGACTTTCTAGCTGATTGATGTAGTCATTCTTCTCCTTTGGAGTGTACTTAGTTAGAAGCCCTAGAGGTATTGCATTATCATCCGTGAATGCCTTTGATGAATCAATAGATATATTAGTGGTAGTCTTCTGTCTTTGAATAGAAGCAGCTCTCTGTTTCTTGAGAGATGCAACACGCTCTTTAGAGTATGTATTAGGATACTGCTCATTAAGTCCTTCTATCTTACGTAGCGTAGTCTCCCAAGAAGTAGAGCCACTGAGTGCTTGAGTCTCTATATCTGCCATTCTATCACCAATGACGATGGCATTTTGCTTAGCTACAAAGGAATCATAATCCCTCTGTGCCTTGTCCAGTGCTGGCATGTTTTTAGACCAATCACGACCTTGAAGCTCTTTTAGCAGACGGTTGTCACCATCACCAGCTCTTGCCACTGCTTGGTTAACAAGTGAGGCTTTTAAGTCCCACTCAGTTTGACCTAGTGCTTTTGCACGAGCTGGGAGTTCAACATCTACGAGCTGTGTTACATCTGCGTTAGGGTCAGCTAGTAAATCATTGATACTAATTGTCATTGCCTCACTAGCTTTCTTAGTTTGATGCTCCTTGCGAATACGTTCCTGAGCTTGCACTATAGAGAACTGAGCATCTTGTACTTGTAATGAAACCGCCTTCAATGTCTGCGGGTCTTTGCCATACTTGTCCAAGATAGGCTGGAAGATTTGTGACTTCATGTCATTAATTGTGTCTTCATCAGCGTCTGGATTCTGGCTGTACCAATCAATGAACTGGTTGCCAGCCTCCATCGTATCGTGCTTACCTACAATCATATTGTAAGCTAACTGACCTGCTTTTGTTGCATCCTCAGTAATACCCTGACGCTCTTCAGCCGAGCGCATCAAATCTTCAGCAGCTCGGTTAGCTTGCCTTACCTTATCTTCCTCTACTTTCTTCTGAAGCTCAGTGCTTGCTAGTCCATATCCAGCTTCTGCGAATTTACCAAGAGCACCTAGAATCTGTGAGCGAGTATCTACAGTTCTAGTAGGTGTTGCAACCTCTCTGGTTTGTTGTTGGAACCCTCTTCGGGTCGTTCTTTTCATCTCTTGCAATGGCATCTTATACTCCTGACTTAAGTGCTGGTGCTGCTGGCGCTACTTCTGACTTAGCCTGTTGATACCCAGAATAGCCTTGTAATGCAGCAGAGCCAATATTTAATAATCCAGCCACAGCAGATGGTCTGCTTATAGGTCTTACATCCATACTACCCATAGCTCCATATCGCATAGACTCAGCTTGGTCTGCTATATTGTCATACTCTGCTTGTTGATTCTGTTGGATAATATTGAAATTACTAAACTTAGTTCTTTCCAAATCCTGTAATTGACTGGCAACTGACATCCCACCAACACCGGAATAAGCTGCCATTACATTAATCCTACCCTTCTCTTTTAGGTAGTCTTTCTGCATTGATAGTGAGTCCTCTAATGAAGCTTGTTGTGCTTCTAGCTCTTGCTCAGATAACTCATCATAGTTAGCAATAGTTGTCTCAACTAATTGCTTATTACGGCGCTCTGCCGCTTCTTCTTGAGCCTTCGCATTTTGATTAGCTGCATACATAGAGTAAGCAGCAGATGCAATACTAACGGCAGCAGTAACTGCCGCCGCCGTAGTAGCTGCTGTAGAAGAAGCAGCAGCCGCACCACCTGCTGCTGCTACTGCCATAGTACCTCCTTAGATACGTCTGCCTCTTTGTTTGAACATACCTTCCCACTCCATATCTCTTAAGATGAATGGTCGGTAATCATCTGTTACAATCTCGAACTGAGCTTGTTGGGATTGTAAACGTACAGGAAATGAGAACTGACCTGCCGCTAGTGGGGCGAAACCGATTCGGTTATTCCAGCTACCCATACGGCGACCATTGTACTCATACCTCCACTTTCTGTTCTCCGAGTAAAGGTCATATACATGTACAGTAATATTACCGATACTTTCATAGTTGAGTGTTACTTTACCAAGTGTAAACCTATCAAGCCCCATCACACGACCAGATTGGTCTTTGATACTAGGCTGAGTCGGTATAAACTTGGAAGTGTATTTAGTGCCTACGGTAAGGTTACACGATGTTACACCTCCTAGTACATCCGCTAAGTCATCATATGACCAGAACTTGTTGCCGTCCGTCTCAAAGATAACTGAAGTACCTTTATCAGCATCCCAACATCCTGTACCTCTGACATACTCCATCTTCTTCAAATCTGTAACTTGGTATGGAGTAGTCCACTCCCACCTAGTACCTGTCCAGTTAGCAGTGACAACTGCTCGTTGGTCAAGACTTACAGGGAAAGTAATACCGTCATCATCTGCGTCATTACTAATAGGCATTTGCTCTAGGTATATACCGTTTCCTCTGTCTATTACGAAGTATACCTTGTCACTTACAAACTTGGCAAATAGTACATCTCCTTCAAATACCCAATTGTGGAAAGCAGCCTGTACTCTCTGTTCCCCTGACCATAACCAATTGTATGCATACACTATGTGGTTGTTTATGTTAGTCCTAACAAGAAGTAAGTTAATATTAGGACTAGCTATCAGGTCAACAGGTATACCCTCAATGTACTCAGCCACATGCTCTGTGATTGGTCTGGCTCTCTTAGTATCTGTAAGAGAGTCTGTGAACATCTCACGAATACCTGCATACTTACCTGCTAGAAAAGAGAACATAACTGACTCACCAGTAACTGCTGGCTGTGCATCTATATTCATTGGGTATGAAGTAACTTTCTTAAATACAAGGCCATCTTTTGTTATAGGCTTTGAACCATCAATAAGGAATTGACCATTCTCAGCAAAGAACACTATGTCACCCTCTAGTATCGCGTGATGCAATAAGTTATTAACTTGGTCTGCGTCAGCGAAAACGTCAATAGGGTCATCTGGTGACTCTTCTTGAGTAGTCTCCCTGAAGAAGTTGAAGTACTCGTTTGTCTTGCCGAACACCGCAGATTCACCAGAAGTGAACATCATCCGGTTCTGGAACGTACCAATACTTTGTATCGTGTTACCCAAGAAGGATGGAAATGGATTAGTCTTTTCATCACCTACTTTACGCTCTTCCCACTCACCATAGCTCAGTTCGAAAGTACCATCAGCTAGGCTAACCAATTGGTGTGGCATTGTGTTATGATTGAACTTGTACAAAGTATCTTGTGCTGTAGACTCAACCCAACGAACCTTAGAACCTGATTGGTCTGTCCCGTTATCGGGTACAGCTTTCAGCCAATAAGAGTTTGCTTCGAACCCTTCTTTGTTCTGTACCTTAACGATGTAGTTATCAGGCGCATATGGAGGTAGGTTAGATAACTGTCTAACCTTGTCCTGTATAGCTACCAAGTCATCACCGTTAGCACTATCTACAGTAGAGATACTAAATGGCTTACCATCAAGCCTCTTTACGAAGAGTGTGTTACCATGCAACTCAGACGAATATGGACTATCTGGTGCGCCAACTGCTTCATACACAACTTCGATAAGGTTGTCTCTGTTTGAGCCAGTACCTAGCGTAATCCTATTACCACTTATATTGTTATAGGAGACATATCCACCTGTAGATTTGTTGTATAAGCTAACAACCTTTGATACACTTTTAGATACATCAATGTAATATGTTGTTGATGAGCTGCTTCCAGAGCCTCCAGTTTGAGTCTGTGTTTTCACACGAACACTCTCTGTTGTTTTCTGTTTTCCAATAAGCTTGTTGTGTAACTGCTCTGCAATATAGTTAGTACGTACCTGCTCAATCATACTAGACGTTGCACCATCTGGCGTGTGGACGCTAGATATTACATCACCATCAATTATGATTTGATAATCTCTACCGTATGTCGCATACTGGCAATACACAATAGCCATTGATGGGTTTGAATCAGTCTTGTCTGTTAATGTCTCCGTCACTACAGAGGTATTAGCTATAAATGTATAGTCAGCAATAGTCTTTAGTCGTAGGAGTTTCTTAGGCTCTGTCACCTTCAAGTAACTACCTGAAACTCCTTTAACAGTTACTGTTCTCTCATTACCGTCTAGGTCAAATACACGAGGATACTTATTAGGCTCAACGAGTATCAAATAACGCTCTGAGCCACCTCGGTCGTACTGATACCAAAGTGAACGAGGGTCTACATTATCAAGAAGTTTCTTAACGTAACGAGTACCTACTCTCTTCATCAATCCGTATAATGGAGAGGGTGTTAAGTTTTCTTGCTTAGTACATTGCCCATCAATCCGGTCTTTGTCAGCCTGTTGGCTAACTCCCTGTATAGGTCGCTCCCAACTACCAGTGATTCTTCCCATAACTACCTCACATTATTATAGCCACCAGCTCTGTAAACAGTATTACGAGCGGATGGGTTGTCAAACATATTAGATCGGCGCTGACGAGCATCCTCAGATTGTAATGAAATCATAGAATCCTTTGCAGATTGCTCTAAGTTGCGCATCTTATTAGGGTCGCCCTCTTTGTTGTTCTGGAACCAGAATGATGCTGTGTCTGTTATAGCTTGCTTTGCTGTAGTAGGTAGTGTGTCGAATGGCAAGTTAACAACTAATTCACAATGAAGCTTACCGTCGGTGTCTGTGAGATTACGCATATCGTAGCCATACGACTTAGCATCAAAAAGCTTATTACCTCGTAAGTTAACAGGAAGCTTACGACCTCTCTGCTCCTTAACTAAACAAACTAATGTGTTCTGAGGTACTACCACATACCCATTAACAGGGTCAGGGTCTAGCTTGTGGAACTCTTCTTTATTGAACCACCACCCTTTACCTCGGTTATGTTGAATAACTTGAGAGTATCTATCAAGCATCTTATCCGCATCGGAAGCATCTATGTTCCAATCTATCTCTTCTTCTGAGTTGATACCAACAGAACCTATAGAGTCAAGAACTGCATTGATTGCATCTATCTTAGTGTCGATACCAAATACTAGATTGATGTCCATATAACTCCTTAGTCTCACGCTGTGAGACAAAAATAAGCCCCTACCAAAGTAGGCAGGGGCAGGGTGTTAATTATTAACCAGCAGCAATTACTGCTTTAACAGCAGCAACGAATGCAGACGCATCACCTGTTAGGTCTGCTGACTGTGTTACTTGTGCTTTACGGGCAGCACGTTTGTCAAGACCTGTCTCATCTGCGTTAGCTTTGATAAGAAGACCTAGATGCTCCCAACGGTCTGGGATTGCACCTTCTGACATGTAGCTGTCAATGTACCAAGTCTTGTTACCTTCGTTCCACCAGATTTCACCAGTAAGAGCAATAGAGCGACCGACAAGCAGTGCTTCGCTACCGAAGATAACAGCAGCAGCTTTCTCTTGGTCTTCACCGTCAGTGCCTGTTAGAACATCATAACGGTAGCTGTTGTTAGCGTTCGATAGGATGTGGTGCTCTGACACTTGACCATCAAGGTCTACGTGGTCGCGGTTCTTGTTAGGGAACTGGTTGGTTGGTACAACTGGTACGTTGTAAGACTTAAGCACGAAGCCAGTAACTGTCTGACCTTGAGCTGTGTTGTAACGAGCATTGCAGATACGCTCTGCGTCACGCATTGCGTTGAACTCAGGCCAAGGCATGAAGATTGTTAGCTTACGAACGTCAACGTTCTGTAGTACTAGGTCTTCAATTACCCACTCGATACCTGCGATTAGCTTGTTAGGGCTGAACAATGCATCAGCCTCTTTGATTTTCTTAACAATAGAGAAGCCGTGACCTTTAACGCGAGGTTTGGTACGTTTAGCTTTTGTGTTGTTGATTGCACCGAAGATTAGCTGTTGAAGCAACATGCGGTCTTCAAGGTTCTTAAGAGCAGATATTTGCTCTTCAGCAAGTTTACCTTTAACCATGATGTCATCTTGGACATCGTCAAGAAGACCAACAACGTTACGAGCAATAACAGTTGTGTCAATCAATAGTGAGTTTTTATCGAACTCCATCTCACCACCACGGACATCTTTACCAGGTGCCAGTGCCTGTACTTGGGTTACACCAAGGTATTTGTTAGACACGATGTGAGTGCCTGTCACTTCTTGTAAGTCGAAGTACGACATAAGACCCAACTGCTCATGGTAAGCGCGCTTAATCTGGCCTGTGAATTTCTCAAAAGCCAGTGACTTCGCTTCACCAGAGGCTGATACTTTAGGGTCTACTAAATTGTTTACATCACTCATGTAGTGAATCTCCTTCTAATTATTACGTTATCTATAGGGCAACTTAATTAAAGATTGCGTTTAAGACCAGCACTACGAGCTGCGTCTACTTTTGATTGGTACTCAAAATCTGTCCAGTATTTATCACTATCCATGATGGTTTGGAACTCATCAGATGTTAGATATCCCTTGTCTAGCGGAGTACCAGTAGGTGTACTGGAAGTATCATCACCAAGTAGCTTGATATTCTTATCACCGTTCTGAAGCTTATCGGAAAGCTCCATTTGTGCTTTCACTGTCTGAATGATAAGAAGCTGCTGCTCATGGCTCTCTGACTCCATCACTGCATTGTACGCAGCAATCTGCTTGTCATCGAAGTTCTTCAAGATGAAGTCTTCCATAGCAACCAGACCTTCTTCGCCACCTACAGTAGTCATGAACTCTTCAGCCTGTTGCTTACTAGTTACTTCCTGCTGCTCTTTGTCAGCAGCAGCAGCTTTAATAGCTTGCTCGTTCATACCTTTGTACATGTTCAAGTAGCCATCAACCAGCGTCTTGCCGAACTTAGACTCAAGCTTAGTACGTGTCTCTTCGTCTAAAGAAAAGTCACCGTCCTTCTTGAATAGTTGAGACAGAAGAGCTTTCTCGTCAATCTCTGCTTCTTTCAAAGCATTGCTTACCTCTTCTGGAACTTCCACCGAAACAGCTTCACCGTTAAAGAAGTACTCAGGTTCTTCACCAGAGTCTTCTGGCTCTTCCTTCTCAGTCTTCTCAGGCTCCGTGGCAGCAGACTCTGCATCCGCATCCTCCGCAGGTGTAGAGGCAGGTGACTCCTCGGCAGGTTTTACAGATTCCGTTGCAGTGCTCTTCTCTGGCTCCTGTTCTTGCTGTTCTTGCTTTGGGTCTTCTGGCTCTGTCTTACCGCCAGTTAAATCGACAACATCCGTAGAGTTGTAATCAATAATTTCTACATCCATTATTTACCTCTTTGTGTCAGGTTGTTAGCTACTTGAGGCATTGCATTAGCAGCGCCTTGCATCATCATTTCTTGTTGCTGTGCTTGCATACGTTGTTCTTGTTGCTTCTGGTATTGCTCTTCTGTCATAATCCAAGGAGTCTCAAGAGACAACTGGCTAGCGGCAGAGCGCATGTAGTCAGCCCAGAGCATACGCTCCTGTGCTGGCATAGGCCAAGAGGCAGGTAAGTTCAACATCTCAGTAAATTGCATCAGCTTGTCAGCATCTGTCATCTTACTTAATGCAGAGATGCCTGTGATAAGAACAGTGTTAACAAGTTCTTTAGGTAGGTCGAAACCAATACGTCGAAGAAGCAAGTTGAAGTAAGGACGTTGTAGTGTATTAGCCAGTAAAGAGTACGCACCGCCTAAGTTCTGCTCCATCTCGATAGCATCACGGCGAATCTCGTAAGCGGTAACACGCTCTGCGTTACGCTGTACTGCTGCACCTAGCATGAATGCTGTGCCTAGTCTTCGCTCATACTTATCTAGTACGTTTGCAATAGGGGTGAAGTCTGCATACTTCTCTAACTGAAGTACTCCAATGTCATCTATGTTACCAAAGATAAACTCACCAGTTGGCGACTCAATGAGGTGGTCAACATCCGTCACAGACCCCGGTTTGATAAGGTATTTGATATCTGCCATGAGAATCATACCCTTACCAAGAGCTTCTGATAGGAACTGTACCATGTGGAAGTCATTAGCATATTGCTCTACCAGAGAGCGACCGTAGTCTTCTCCATAGTTTGTCTTCCAACGTAGTACAATAAACGGAAAGTTCTCAGGTTTTACACGATAGGACTTACCTACTTTCTCACCTACAACTTCTTGCTCGATGTGATAGAAGCCTTGCTTAAGAACTGCACGAGTGTACAGCTTAACTTCTTCATCATCCTTTTCCTTGTACTTGTTTGAGGTTCGCATCTTAGCCTTAATGATAGCTTGCAATGCTGGCTCAAATGTATCAATGCCCTTGCTTTCTTCGATGATTAGTTCCAATAGAGTACCAGATTTATCTCGTCTATTAACAAACCTATCCAATGGGTAGTTAACGAGATTCCCTTCTTCTGGCATGTACAAGCAAGTAGTACCACCTATCAACAGGTGCTCCATTGCCTCACCCAATCCAACACGTCCAGCTATGTGCTCGTGCTCCATAAGAGCAGCTTGCTCCGCTTGGACTAAGCCACCTTGCGCTTCGATAAGGTCTTCGTCACCTTCTCGTAAGTGCTTCTTGGCTTCTTGTGTCAGCTCCAATCTAGCAAATGTACTATGTGGAGGGAACAGTGTCATGATGAGTTTGTTTTCGAGGTTGTTTACACATTGTGCCCCGAACGATTGCCAGCCTGTTGTGTTAGCCCCAGAACCCTGATTCTCGCTGGCTACTTCAGGGTAAAGGTTAGGCAAGGTATAAGTACTGAACTCACGAGCACGAGATAAGAACGGCTCACGTTTCACCTTGAGCTTCTCATATCGTTTCTGAATCGTCTTCTCTTGCTTACCCTTGCTATTCTGTTTATGACGTATACGGTTCTTTGTTAGGTCAACTGTATCATCTTCTGGTAGGAGTTCGATGTTCCTTGCCATAGAACCTCCTATACGTTTAGTCCAGTACCTGTAGCTGTACGTGGACGGCGTAATCGTTTACGACCTTGAGATACATCACCCGTATCAGGTGTACCGAGCTGAATATCTTCTGGCTCTACATCTACCTGACGCTCTGGCTTCTTAGCCGGAGTCTTGGCTTCTGGGATGTCCGGTGAACTCGCCATTACTTACTCCTTACTTGTTTACGAAATTGACAACCCACGTAGGAGTAACCTAGCTTCTTAAAGAATCCTTCAGTCTCTTCCTCGTGGATACCACTTGCAATACTAATCTGCACTTCTACTGCACCTTGTTCATCAGCCCAAGCTTCCCAAGCTTTCATTAGCTTGTATCCAATACTTGTCTTACGCTTCTCAGGTACTACATATAGTATCGTGTCAAAAGCAAGACGGGCTTTGCTCCAAGGTAGAGCATGACACCAGCCCCAAAGTAACCCCACTGGCTCATTGTCATCATAAGCAAGCAGTAAACACCCATCTTCTCGCTGTACGGTTATCGCTGCATTCTGCATAGTGTGCTCGATATCGACAGGGAAGTTGTTGTGTTTAGCTGCCTCTTCTGCGTATTGATGAGCTAGTGGGGCAAAGGCTAGTAAGTCAAGCAGAGTAGCCTGACGTACTTTAATCATGGTTCGAATATACCCTCTATCTGTTTCTTCAGATTGCGCTTCGTGCTATTGGCAACCAGCACTCCATAAGGTGTGGTAGGGGATTCTGAATCTTCTGCCAGTAATCCCATCAAAGTATCGAAAGCTTCACGCCCGATACGCTTCTTCTGTGGTCGCACAGAGTTACTATCTCTTGCGAGGTCTTCCGCTACTTCCAAGCTACGATTCATAGCATATTTAATATCGCTAGTAGGGTCATACCTGCTCTTGGACGTAATGTGCGAGAATCTATTCGTCATCGAAATCGTCCTCTTCATCTAAGGAAGCTGCTACACATTTCTCAACAGCTCCGATTCGTATTCCATGATTATGAGCTTCTTCCTGCAAGCTAACACTCACAGGCAATCCACCTTCAATGCGCTCATACAATTCATTGAAGACTTCCTGTTTATCTCTAGGCATGATTATTATCCTATGTTATCTATAGGGCAACTTAATTAAAAATCTGGCTCAGATTTGTCAAATCGCAAATCACCGACTTTAGGCAGACGGATAACACCGTTCTTGCTGGAAGGCTGCAATCCGTATACTCGGAAGATTTTACCTATAGGGTGCACAAAACCACACGGTACTCCATGAATCTCATGGAACATACACTCAGCATCATGGTGCGTCCAGCCTTTGCCTAGCATAGCTTTGACTATCTTGCCTCCCTTGTAGCGGAATAATAGGTTAGCAACAAGTCCTTTGTATTTACCAGTTCCTTCTTCCCAACCAATGCACTCTAGGTCTACTTCGTACTTACGCACAACCTTCATTTGGTGCCAATCCTTAGCGCCAGCTTTCCACTCAACATCTTGTTTGAACACAGAGCCTTCATGACCTAACTTGATTAGTCGGTCAGCATACTGCATCAACTCTTCAATGTTATTTACAACATCAATAGAGAGTACGCATTCTGTTGCAGTCATCTGCTGAAATAGTGCATCATATCGTTGCTTGAACTTACGATGGCTATGCCCTGAGATGAATTCACAAATCGAAACACAGTCAAAGAAAGCGATGTACAAGTTGTGCTTGATGTACTGCTGTTCGCGTGTCTCAAGCTCTTTGGTTCGGTTAGGATTTAATACACCGGATAATTGTTCGAGCGTGTACTCACAGTCAGTTACCATCTCTCCGAAATACACACCACAGCTTAATTGTCCTATTATAACAAGACCTTCATAGTAAGATACCAGATTCTCTGTGTTTGCAAGTTGTTCACCAGTACGACCAAAGATGCCGCACTTACCATCAGCACGAACAACCAGCATACTGAACACACCGTCACGCTTGCATTGAGCATACATTGGAAACGAGACTTTCTTGTGTAAGATATCTCCTTCATGCTTAGGGTTCACCTCTGCGAAATGCTTAACAAGCTGTACTACTTTGTTCTTAGGTCGGTAGTCAGAAGGCTTGCCTAGGAATTCAAATACATTCTGTTTGCTCATGGTGTGTTACCTCCTTCTAGCGTAACCCAGAGAGTTACGCAAGGGATTAAGTTAATACAAATACGTTTATTATAAGATGACCAGTGTGCTCCTATCCAGAAGCTACCTAGTCGGCAGATAACTCCACACTTCATTGTAGCCTCTCCAAGATTTCAGATACCGCTAACGAAGGTAAACCCTCTTGCAGTGTAATATCAAAACTTCGGCAGAAGTCTGGGTATAAGTAACGACGACTGTCATTGCCATATGTGTAACCGTCACGGTGTAATCGGATAACCGTAACATTAAGACCTGCATCATTAAGTGCCTTTACTTCATCAATGAACCCACCATCACTGAATACAACATCAAATCCGCTATCGTGCGCTAACGTGCAAGCTTCAGCAGCTCGTTTACCAAACACGTCTTCACCAAATAAAGGCTTCATGATATCTTCAGAAATGTGAATCATGAACTCACGATATGACAGGCCACCAAGATGCTCTTGTGGTTTCTCCTTCTGCTCTCGGTCGTTGTACTCACGCATGAACGACTCTTTGCTCATACCAGACATGGCAATAGCAATATTGAACATCGTGAACTTGAACTCTGTAACAGCAAATCCCTTCTCTTTTAGAAGATTTGCGATAGTATCCTTGCCACAGAATGGTGGCGCATTTAAGATAACTACTTTACGCATGTAAACTCCGAATCTCATATGGTAGATTGTTTGCGATACAATAAGTATGTGCCATGCGCATACCTTGTGACCATCCACAATCTGTGTAGAAAACAGTAAGTACACCAGCTTGATGTTTCCAAGCAAAGCCAGCTTCAATCCCTAACTTACGCTCTTCTGGTACTGAGTCATCAAGTACATTTGGCTGAGTGTACAGCAAGTGAGATGCATAAGGTGCCTCACCTCGAAGCAATGCATCATGCATACAACGTTGAGCGTACTCAACATGAGCCTCTTCTGAGTACTTAGAAGAGGCTTTAAAAGGTGATTCAATAATAACAGGTTTCATTATATATACTCATTTAGTTGTAATAAGGATAGGCTGTCTCACAGTGTGAGACAACCCATAGTTTATTACAGCTTACCTAACCAACGACCATCTTTACCGAGACGCATTGGAACCAAGATAGGCAATGAGTCAACGATTACAGAGCAGCCGATAATAGGCTTGTGCTTGAAGTTCTCACCGTAAGCAAACGCTAGTGAGCCACCATCAATCAAGCAGCCACCGTACATTGCCCAATAAAGAGCGGCACGAGATGCTGAGTAGTCAATAGAGTACTTAGCATGGAAGTGACCAACAACTAGGTTGCAACGCTCATGAGCTGCTGCGTCTAGCAAGTTGCCGCTAGCTTGATGCTGGAACTGAACCTCTTCACCGTTCGGTAGTGGTAGTCGATGTGAGTACGCCCACTCCCAACCTTCACCACCACCGTTAGGGAACAAGACTTCTCGGTATGACTTAATCATATCAGCAGGTATACCATGAGTCTTAGCTTTACGATGCAGCATAGAGCCGTGGTTAGAGTGACAGATTTTCATATCTGGGAATACACGCTCTAATTGGTGCAAGAACTCACGAGCCTTAACAAGCTCCATCCCTGCACTGTCTAAGTTAGGGTCAGAGTCGTGATAGCTCAACGCATGGTGGTCTGTCTCATCACCTAAGTTCACCACAGTATCTGGCTTGTACTTAGCTGCAACTTCAATCAAGAAGTCAAGAGTATCGGGGTGATGGTAAGGTGCATGTAAGTCAGGGATAACTAAGATGCTTTCGTGCTTAGTTTCCGACACAGGCTTAAGAGGTTTGTCATCTAATGGTGTAGGCTTACGCAGCTTACGGCTTAGTCGTAGCTGACGATTCGCTCGTGTTAGTGTAATGTAGAACTCACCGTTCTTCTTCTTCTCTTCGTACTGCATTGACCAATAACGAGCCAGCTCAGGCGATACCTCAGTACCGTGACTGTTATCACTTAAGATAGCTGACATCTTCTTGAAGTCAATAGTACCATCGCTTTTAGCAGATTCTCGAATAGCATTGATACGCTCTTCGTCTGTAAAGCGGTTCCAAATCTTAGCATTGCTTGCCATTATTTATCCTTCTTCTTTAGTGCATAACGCTTACGTGCTTTAGCATTTCGCTTAGCACGAGCCTCTGCTGGTGTTAAATGCTCTGGGTGAATCCACTCAGTCTGCGGAACTTGATGCAGTTCTAAGTAGTCAGCCATACCGCGTAGCATGTTAATAATGTCACGCTTGCTTGTGCAACCTCCCCATCGAATACATAGATTGGTTAGCTTACCCTCAAGACCATTGATTGCACGAGGCAGGGCAGCGCGTATAACGCCGCTCTTGTGGTCGTGGTCAACTACTACATTAGTAGTTGTCATTGAACGTAGGTCACGACCAGTGATAGGGCACTTGCCGTTCTGTCGTCGGATAAGCTCCTTCTTGATATTAGGGAGATTATCTGGGTTATCCTTGTGCTTTACTGCACGAGAACTAATTGCTTTACGCAGTTCTGTCATGCCAAAACTCCTTATCATTTCCGTAGATGATAGGAGATTTACTACGCCAGATTTCGTTAGGGTATGTCTGCATCCAAGCGAGACGGCCTTGCTCTAGCATACGGTCATACGCTGTAAGGTACGCTCCTTTACCTTTCCAGAAATCCCAATCAGGTGGTGGTGCACTATGATGCAACACGTAGTTATCATAGTACTCTTGCGTACCACGGAAGTTAGGACACCAGTGCTTGCCAGTTCCATACACTTCCTTATACGCACCTAGTACAGCGTAGTACATCTCCTTCTCTGTCTTACAGTTATCAAGGAGGTTATAAGCAAAGGTCATGCCCTTACCTTTCAAGCCTTTGTAGTTGTCTGCTACGTCACCCATAATAATCTGGGCATAGAAGAACTTTAGTCCAGTACCTTTTAAATCGGTAATGGATGTGCTAGGTCGCTTACCAACAAGAACACGTTTGACCTTCTCCTGACCTGCCTTAGCCCCGCGCTTCCAGAACTCACCAGTACCTACGTACTCATAGTGATTCACTTCTTTATTAGAGAACTTAGGATTCAATTCACCTAACGGGTCAACAAAGATTAGCTTCTGAGTATCAGGATTGTAGTGCCAAGTAGGTGTGATTGTACTATCTTTATCAATAGAGATAGTAACAGAGTCACAAAGTTCCTTATGCATCTCAGAGCCTAACTCAACTCCTTGCTCTTCTAGTAATCGGTATCGTCTCCAAGCTTCAATGCTTAGCTCATCATCTGCTTCGTTACCGTCAGACAGCATTGCCTTAAGTAAGAAAATCATCTGTGTCTTAAGCTCACTAAAGAAAGGTGGTTTATCTTCTGGACGCTGACCTTTATAGTCAGTAGTGTACGCTAAGTCTAGTCGGAAATTCTTAGCAGAGTCAGTGGCGTACAGCTTAGCAGAGTCGCAACCTGCATCTCTAATCCACTTATTCAAGGTTTGACAAAGGCTTTCAAATGCAGACTCAAACTGTGGAGTATCTTCAATGCATTTGTAATGTCCACCTTTGACAAGTCCCTTAGCAGCAAGCTCTTGCGCAGGGTCAATAACAAAAGCTATCCGGTAAGGAAGTAGGTCTGCATCTACTAGCGCGGTACGAGTGCCCGTCTCAGGCCAAAGGATGAAGTGCTCCTCCTTCTCTGCTATACCACCTCCATAGTCAAACCCTTCATAGTACCCTATCGTCATTATAACCTCCTACTCAGGATTAACAAAAATAAGCCCCACCGCATCTAGTGCGGCAGGGCAAGTGACAGAGAGTTATTAGAACTCTTCGTCTTCAGCTACTTCTTCTACTGGTGCTTCAGCTTCTACTGCTGCTTCTTCTGCAACAGGCGCTTCTTCAGCAGCTTCAGCTTGCTCTTTGTACATTAGGTACGCAGCCACAACGTTCGCTTTAGCTACCATTGATTTCTCAGTAGCTGTATCAGGCGCTGTTGCACGAGCGAACTCTAGACCTTCTGCGTAATACTTAAGACCGCCTAGCTCTGCCTGAGCTTCTGCCTCTGTCTTGTGAGCTTTCGAGCCTACAAGATTACCTGATTCGTCTACAACAACGAATTGGTCAACGAACTTACCAGCTACTACAGTTTGAAGTGATTTGATTACTAGTTTAGACATGTTAATATTCCTTAGCCTTACGGCAGTTATTAAAAGAGATTCAGTTATTTATCTATAGGGCAACTTAATTAAGCCGCCCTGATTTGTCTCACGCCGTGAGACTAAGCGATGTGCTTAACACGCTTAAGAGTGTGGATAGGATAGTCGTAGTTTACACGCTTACCTTCTTCATTGATGAAGTTAACACAAGCCATACCATCACGGTACAGTAGGTGTAACTCACCGCAGCCTTCACCTTCGATGAAGTGAGCACCACGGTATTGCTTAGCTTGCTCTTCGGTTGTTACATCATTGTCATCTTCCTTAGCAAGACGCGCAGCACCAGCTCGTGCTGCGTCTTCTGGATTCAGAATGATTTCTACTTCGCTACGTTTCATTTAGAAGTACCCCGCTACTGCGCCGATGAATGGAATGAATACACCTACTGCACGAACTACAGTCTCACTAGTTGAGTTGGTATCCATCTCTGCTACTAGGTCATAGACGTTCATGCCATAACCTACACCTGCCGCAATAACTACGGCGATAACAAGCAGCACAAGAAGTGCTGCTCCTGCTTTCTTGGATGGCATCTTAAAACTCCTGCTCTTCGTCTAGTTGCTCAGCAGGCTCTTGTGGAAGCTGACCTGCGCCATTGCCTTGCTGTTGATTGCCAGATTCTTCTTCTTCATCTTCTGCTTTGTCCTTAGACTTAGCAGTGTAACGCTCTGGGTTCTCGTCATAGATTGACTGAATCAATTCTTGGCAAGGGTGAGTACCTGCTAGGAACTCTTCTGTTTGCATAAGGATACCTGCAAACTCACGAGTAGGATGCAAGTAGTCAAGTGCTTCTTTGGTCAATTGGTCTTCACGTAGGAAGCCAATGGCATTATCAAGAGGCGCTAGCTCTGGGTCTGCATCTAGCATCTTACGCATACGGTCTGTGATTGCAGCCATTGACTTGAAGTTGACGTACTTAGGAGTACCATCTTCGTTCTTGTCTTTACCACCCACTAAGTTCACAGTGGTCAGCTCATTAATCATAGTGCCGAAGCCTTTATGACGAGTCATACCACCCATTGCAGGGATGAACTTGGCGTGCAAGAATGATTTGTCACCTTTCTTAAGAGGGAAAGTCTTAGTGAAGAACATAGGCTCACCATCATCAAGCTTATCGTTCTCACCTAGTAGGTGGAAGATTGCCACAGCTTGTGGAGCTGCTGATTTCTTCTGACCTTTGAAAGTCTCTTGGAATGTACCAAGACGCAATAGACCGAATAGACGGGCTTCACGCTCACCCTCTTCAGGGTTCTTGTATTTACTAACTACCTCGGCTACCTCGCCACCATAGTCAAAATCAGTTGCAGACATTTTCTACTCCTTCTGTTGGATGAATTAAAGTATCTCAAAGATGTTGTGCCAGACCACACGCTCACAGCTAATTGCCTCTTCGGTCTTGACGCTGCCTGTCAACATCTTTGAGATACTGCCTCTTTACAAGGCAGCACCTACATCCTCTATTATCTATCCTCTCATCAAAACTGCATTCAGATATCATGTAACCAGTGGTTAGGGTGATAGCCTGTCTCTCCGATGACTAGTGGGAGTAACCACTCATCATTGATAGAAACCTCGCAGGATGATAAGAGAATGAAAAGAAATAATATCATAATCATTCTCCTAATTTATATTATCTATAGGGCAACTTAATTAAAGCTTATTAAGCTCTTCAATTGCCTTGCCAGCCGCTTCTTTAGCAGCGTTAGCACGTTCATGACCTTCGTCTAGTTTATCAGCAGCTCGGTCTTCTAGCATCTTTTTAAGAACTTCTGCCGTTTCTAGACGCTTAAGATATAGCTCATCTTCTACGTCGATACGCTCTGCTGCTAGCTCCATACGTGTCACTTGCTTGTTGATTGCATAGGTACGTACACGCTCTGCTAGATTGCTGATACACTCTTTAGCTGCTAGTAATACCTTAACTACTTTATACATCTTATACTCCTATTTATACTATACGCTCTATCTATAGGGCAACTTAATTATAGGTAGCCTGTGAGACAAATTGCACACAGGCTGTGAGACAAGTTAATACTTAGGCTTGTTCCAATCATCTAATAGAGAATAGATAATTAAGAGGAAAGAAGCTAATAGTAATAGGTTAGTGGGTGTCATGCCAGCTATCTCCTATCATGTATTCACCTGCTAGTGGTACTCGGAACTTAAGGAACTCACCTGCTTTACGCATGTTGTCAGCTAAGATATGTCCTGCACGATGATAACGTCTTCGTACAGTAAGGACTCCAGTTCCTTTTCCACTGACAATCCTTGGTGCTGACCAGATTTGTCCGTCATCATCCACGAACTGAGCCTTCTCTTCTGCCTTCCAGTCTTCTTCTTTAATCTCGTAAAGTTTCTCTTTAACTTCATTTGAATTTATCTCCATCTGCCATTCGTCGTGGACATCGGCTAGCCAACAAGGGTATCCGTTCTCGTCTAGTCCAATACCTTCTTCAATGAGTTGGTTCTCTGCCATACATTTACTGTACTTCATTGATAGGGAACCTGTCATCTGAAGTAGTACGTTAAGGACAGTGTGAATAAGAATCTTACCGCTCTGCTTACGGATGCGACCCCAACGACCATCAATCGCATGAAGGTATCCGTAACGCTCACCTGCCTTCTCACAAGCTTTGATTAAGTTAGCAAGTGAAGGTAGCTCTTTCTTGAATCGAGCGACTCGTTTCTCCATCTCACGCTCATCAAGACCACAAACCTTAGCTAAGTTCTTAATACCAGAGCCGTACAAGAATGCATAGATAAATGTCTTAGCCATATCACGGATAGGCAAGCCAGCTAGGTGTTGGTTGTGTGTATGTATATCACCGTTCAGAACAATCTCTGTATACTCAGGGTCGTTCATGAAGTGCGCAAGCATACGTAGCTCTAGACCTGCACCGTCACAACCTAGAATCATCTTGCCTTTTCCAGCAATGAACAGGTGTCTCAACGGATGCAAGCCACGAGAAGGGATGTTAACCACATACTTATGACGCATACGGAAAGTGTTAGTACCAATACTGAAAGCTTCAGCAGGTACACGCCATTCCTCATCATAGTCAGAAGGGAACTCTCCCATGCTCTGATAGTACTGCCACGCTTCACATCCATGCTCTTCATTGTAAGCCTTAGCTAGCAAACCTTTACAGTATCTACGTCCGTCCTTCTGCTTCTTCCACTCACCGTTAGCTTCGAAGTACTCCATGTCCTTAACGTTAAGAATCTGAGAGCGACGAGAACGTAGCACATACCAGTCAACGATATGCTCTAGCCACTGAGGTATCTCTCCATCACGAGCCTTCCAAGCTTTAAGAGAATCCTCATCAATCTTACCAGACCAAGGCTTAGGTGGTTCACCTGTCTCGTTCTTGTCATCGTTCATCCACTTCTCATCAGTCTCTGAGAAGTTAACACCAAGCCAACCACGAGGGTACAGCACGTTCTCTTTAACGTACTCAAGGTTTCCTAGTCCAATGTCTTCGAACACAATAGGAGTGTAGGCACCTGCTACCAATGGGTCTTTGGTATCATGAGCATTGCCAACCATCTCTGGGAAATCTTTCTTAACAGCAGCAGTGTAATCACCCTTAGCTGTAGTCAACTTCCAGATAGTTGTTCGCTTACCTATACGCGGCTCTGGCTTAGAGATGAAGTAGTTCTGTAGATGACTTCGTAACCAACCTACATCAGCGTCAGGGTACGCTTTAGCGAACGATGTACACCTGTTAAGAATGTGACTGTTCTTCATAGGCTCTGTCTTGACACGTGGTGGGATGTAAGGTTCAATCTTCTTGAACACTTCACTCATCTCTTTGCCAATCTGAACCCAATCATCCCAAGCTTGTTTCATATCAAGACGAAAGCCACGCTGAGCTTGACGAGCAATACCAAGAGCAACCTGTGTCTCCATACGTAGAGCAGAATCAATACCTAGTCCTGTACGTGGATTGCGTCCTCGTCTCAGGTGGTCAGCCCAATCGTTATTCATTAGCCAGAAGAACATATCCTTACCAATGGCAGTATCCTCTGCACATCGGTCAAACACCATGAAGTCAGTAAGCTTTGACCAGTCCTCATTACATGGCTTGTATCTACCGATACGAATACCGTGAGCCTCGATGCTATGAGCACCTACATTACCCATGCCCATAGCGAATGCTTGAGGTGGAGCTTTACGGTCTGGATTAGTTAACTGAGATATGAGCATTGTATCCATTAGCTTAAGAGGGAAGTAGTCAGAGTGCTCTCGCTTCTTACCACGACGCTCTAGGTAATTGAACTTCCAGTACTTAGGCCAAACCTTCTCGAATGCCAGTCCGTCATAGCCAACACAGTTCTGCATGACCAAGGACTCACACTCCATCAGCATATCAAGAGCGTCAACTAAGTAACCATCTTGAGTACCCTCACCGTCTAGCATCTCACGAGCGTTTGGGTCACGCTTCTCATACGGGTCGAAGAAAACAAACTCTTCATCAGTGAATGCATCACGGATACAGATACAGTGCATAGAGCTAGGGTCATTATAACGTAGCTCTTTAAGCAAGCCAACACCTTCCGCATCGGCCACTAAGAAGCGACCTTTGCCGCTCGGTTTATCAGGGTCGCCCTTCGGGTACATCGAAGGGTAATGTTCAAGGGACATACCGCCTCCTTACTTACGTTCTACGTCTGCCTCTACGATAACACGAGGCTTGATATCTGCTACGTGCTTAACAATACGGAACAGTTTATTGTTCTTCTTGACAAGACTAGAAGCAGCTGCCTCAGCGAGTCGCTGGGTCTTGTAAGTACCATGCCACTTACCGTCGTTATCTAGTACCATGTAAGTGCCAATATCATCAAGAGGGTCTAGATTCTTGTCGCCCACAGTTGATGTGTAATTGTTATCCTTAGCATCTGCAAGAGCCTTGTTGTCTTTATGCAGGTTACGTTGCTTCTGTTTAAGTGCATTGTGGGTCAACACAAAGAGACGGTACTTATCATAATACCCTTTCCCATTAAAGACACCTGACATCTTGCCAATATCGTAGCAAGATATATAGAAGTTCGATAAGAACCAGTCCCATGTATACTTCTGATTCTTTCCAGAGTAATTAAAGCTGATAGTAATCTCTCCACCTATAGTAGATATTACCTTACCTAGCCAACCCTGACGAGAGCCTCCGCCATTATGGATTACCTGCATCCCGTTCTTAATTGCTGGTCGCATCTTTGCATGAACAGGGAGAAATTTAGTAGTCATGATATTATCCTCATATGATAGTAGAAATAATCAAGAGCTGTCTCACAGTGTGAGACAACCCTTTGTTATTACCACTCGTTAGTAGTTTTGAAGTAGTCGAACATCGCCTTCATCTTGCGAACTGTCGTCAACTTAGTGAGGTCGTTGTAAGAGAAGTGGTAGTCAGGTAACTTGCCACCATGCACACGTACATGCAGCTCTCCCATCAACTGACTGTGATGCCAGTCAATCTTACAGTCGAAGTACTTACCGCCCATCTGTGCTAGGTCTTTACGAATCTTACTATCAGTAATGATATCTAGCATATAAGAAGGTACGCTCTTAATACGTACTCGGAATGTCTGAGTCATAATCTCTTCGAACAGTACCGCCTTAGCATGAGCAGTTGCAAAGTGAGCAGAGCTACATGACACTAGCACTTGAGCCATAGCGTCACCTTCACAAGCTAGGTCTACTACGTCATCGTAGCTCATGCTAGATAGCTTGTAGAAACGTGCCAGCTCTTCTTGTGTCATCTTATCTTTGTTGAACATGATATTAATCTCCTAATGAATTATCTATAGGGCTACTTAAAACTCTTGAGTGTCGTCTACGTCGAACGGAACATCATCTGGCAGTGTACTAGGTTCTGACTCTGGTATCGGGTCGCTACGTCTAGAGCGGTCATCGCCAATGTCGAAGTTGTCACGCTCCCTTTGTCCTGAGTCATTGGATTGCTTACGACCTACCTCTGGCAACTCATGAACTCCTTCAAGCTCCTTGTACTCACCAGTTCGTATTTCCTTCTCAGCGACTACAGTACTACCTACCATGTGACCGATGCCTCGGTTCTTAAGGTTTCGGTATAGTGTGATGCACTTATTACGGAACGTTGAAGCAACTGTGTTACGTTCAATACCCCATACAGCATTCGCCCAGAATGTAATAGAGCCAGCACCACGGAAATCAGACTCGTACACTTCGCCACCCATCGTGTGTGGAATACGCTTGCTTGCATCCACTTTAACAAGGTGACTAAGTAGCATGATGTTGACAGGGTTCTCATCCTTGAAAGTACCAAGACGTTTCATAGTAGCATCAATTGCTTGAACGCCCTTGTTGACATTGCCTTTCTCATCCTTGTGCTCGAATGCAGTAAGGTTATCGACAACAAAGTACTGGTATCCTAATGCGAAACACTCTTCCATAACTTCCATCACAGCATCTACATCCTTAGAGCCTTCCAAGTCAGCGATGATGAGACGGTCTTGCTGCTCTAGTAATTCTAGTGCAGCGTCTAAGTCCTGTTGAGTGTAGTCACGGGCAGGGTTGTACTCATACCCTTCGTCAAGCTCCCACTGTTCCTGTGGAGGTGAGTTGAAGTCCTTGTTAACTAGCATACCTGCGAAGGTCTTGGTCACTTCATCAACCTGGTTCTCAAGGTAGATAACAACAACGTCATGACCTAGCTTCATTAAGTTAGATACATGAGCCATAGTTGTATCGGTCTTACCAACACCAGTACCTGCTCCCCACACTGACATATAGTGCAGTCGGATACCATAGGTAATCATGTTGAAGCCCTTAAGCCAATACTTCTCACCCATAGTGGTAATCTCACGAGCCTTATCCTTGATATCAGATACTCGCTTGAGTCTTGCGTTAGGCTTTGACTCTTCTGCATTGAATACAGCAGTTACGAACTCAGAACCACGCCCTTTCTTTAGGCAGTCATTAGGGTCTTTACAACCTGCTGGCATTACGAGACGCTTTGACTTGCCACGGAACAACTTAGACGCTGCCTTGTTCAATGCTAGACCTGTCTCGTCGTTGTCGAATGCCCAGATGATAGTCTTGAACTGATTGATATGCTCCTTGTTATCAATAAGTTCTTGTACACCTGCCTCACCTTTATTGACAGACCATACATGGAACAGCTTAAGACCTTCTAAATCTTTACGACCTGCAAAGTTCTCTAGTTTGTTCAGCTCCTTGATAAGCATTTGCTGAGCAGCCATAGCGTCACACTGTCCACCAGTAATGATGAGCATGTTCTTCATCTGACCGGACTCTGCTACCTTCTTCAAGGTGTGCATACCAAACAGCTCTTGCTTACCGAATCGCTTACCTAGATGACCGAAGCGGAAATCTTTAGGTATAGTGCGGCAAGTAGCGCCCATCAGCTCACCTTCCTCATACTGAGGATAGTAGTGCCGACATATCTTACCCTTCTCATCGTGCCCTACTCTTACGTTGTAGAGCTTGGCGATAAGACCATGAATGCCACGGTCAACCAGATGCTGAGTCTTCAGACCATCGAACCATTGCATCTCTAGTTCCCACTCAGCAAGCTGAGCCTCACGCTCTTCGTCGTTCAAGACTTCGAAGCGGTCTTTCTTACGCATACCAGAGAGCGCAAGCTGTCGCATGAGGGGGTCTTTCAACTTGCCAGATGCTTCAAGTTCTTTGAAGTCACCTACCGAGTACTGGATATCACCAGAGATAGGTAGGTCTTTAAGAGCAGGGGCAGAGCCAGCCTGCTCGTAGTACGTATTGTTATCGCTATGGAACTGCTTACGATAACAGAAGCCACCACCGTCTGCGAATCGCATCAAGTGGTCGCCAGTTTTGTCGTGCCCACTTTCTCTACACTTAGGGCACGGCTCGTTACGGATTATGTCACCCATATCTACTCCTGTCTCACACTGTGAGACAAATTAGTTACACCAACCGCGCTTCATTTCACGGATGCGTTTACGATTACGCGATGAGTTTGTCTCATGCGCCTTCTTGTGGTTGTGCTTCTTTCTAGGAAGCTTCTCATCTACCTTAGACATTATTCACCTTCGAATGATAGTACGTCTTCTTCTTTGAACTGGATTACTGTGCCGCTAGCACGTAGCTCTAATACGTTGTAAGCAGAGAAAGCACGATAGCCTTTGCCATTGGTGAGGTTCACACTGATTAAGTCATCTTTGTGCGCGATAGTAGACTGACCACCTTTCAAGTCTTTCTTAACACCAGTACGGCAGGTCATAGTCATGAAGTACTCGGTGTGCTCTGTGAACTCACACGACTCACTTTCCTTGATTGCCTGTAGCAACTGTTTATTCTTCTTAGTATCAAGGTAGAACTTGTCACCTTCTTTGATTTCAGTAGTCTTGCCATTTGAGGTATAGCTTGCAGCCGTAGTACCATTAAGGAACTTACCAATAATGAAGTAACGCTTAGGAGTCTTGCGCTTAGCAATAACAGTGAAAATCTTACCACCGTTCTGGCGAATGATAGCCTTAACTAGCTCAGCGCGGTTCTTATCTTTAACACGAATAGTCATGATGTTTCTCCAATTTAAATTATCTATATGGCAACTTAATTCTGTCTCACACTGTGAGACAACTAATGCATCTTATTAATAAGAGCTGTCTCAATCTCAGCATCTACTACTGATTCTAAGTACTCTTCATATAAAGGATATAAGTCACCTTCTTCTGGTAACTCATCTTGATATAGCTCTAGCCAGTCATTGAACGATAGTTTCTTAGTCATAATGATTACTCCTTATTAATCTATAGGGCTACTTAATTATAGCCGCTCTAGTAGCTCTTATTCTTTCTTATTCTACTAATGCTCTATTCTCTCTAGCCGCTCTCCTATAGGGCAACTTTATTATAAGAGCATTAAACAAGAAAAGCCCTGACTCAATTAAGAATCAGGGCAGTTAGTTAATTAAGCGAAACAGTACAAGGATTTAAGAACTTCTTGCAAGTCAAGCTCTCCTTTCTCTGGTACAGTTGCTTCAATTTCAGTAAGAATAAGAGCTTCATTATACTCTATGAAGTCTTTGATTACATCATTCTCTTCATACATCTGTACGAAAGAACCAGAAAGATGCAGTCTAAGTAGTTCAGTATTACCTGCATGAGTACCAAAAGAGTCATGAATAACAGCAATGCTAGTAATTCCGTTGTCTTCAAAGGCACAAACAGCCAGTACTAAGTGGCTTGCATCCATACTATGAACAAAGTTAGGAGCGGCAGAGCTAGCCATTCTGCGAGGGTCTATCTTATCTGTACGTACCGAGGTACGGAAGAAAGTTTCACCTAGCATCTGTGTCTTGATGCGCTTATCTTCTTTTACTTCGTAAACAGCTTGCTTAACAATGAAACCAGTAGGAGTCATCCACTCAAGCGGCTTGTTATCCTTAGCAATAGCAGAGCAAACTTCCTTAATGTATTTCATACCTGCTCTTGCAGCTACTACAACCTCACCGATTGCAGCCCAAGTAAGCATAGAAGCGAATGAAATAGCATCACGCAGTGGCAAATCACCGTCAGAATCAGTGAATGCATGGATACTACCTGCTTTCATACCCCTTGCACGAGCCTTGTTATCTGCTTTCTCTTGCAAATCTTTAAGGTAATCAGCAATAGAGTCACGACAAGTAAGCTGAGAGCTACCGTAAGGCAGGGTCATAACTGGCTTCTTAGTCATTGAACGAGTTACACCAATACGTAACCACTCTTCACAGAATTTGTAAGCCATGATACGAGCCTTGCTCTCAAGGTCGCCAGTTAGCTTAGCCTTCTCGAACTTAGCTACTAGTGAATCAATAAGCTTGTCATAGATAGGACAATCACGCTCATCGTTGTTAGTGATAGCTTCCATCCACTCTACAACAACTTTAGATACTGCACCATAGATATCTTGTGGCTTCTCAGATGGTAATAGATTTACTTCCTTACCACCTACTGAATCCCGTAGCATAGCCGAATAATGTTGGATACCAGAACAACTCCCATCCATAGCCACAGCAATGTGACTAGGAAAGTCCTGTTCGTTATTCCCTTCATCAATCCACTCAAGAAGTGCTGCGTACTCGTAGCACCAAGCAAGGAACTGCCAAGGCTTATCAGCTTTCGTCCAGTCAGTGAAAGTAATCGGGTCGGCTGCAATGTCAAGGCACATCTCCTTAAATTCTTCTGTCTCACAGCGTGAGACACGTTCTGCGAAAGTCTCTTTATCCCAACCCCAGACGTTTGCACCGTGTACTTTGAACCAGTACGCGCCAGTGCTGCCTAATGGCATAGAGTCAGCGAATCGGATAAGAGCCTTCTGTAAGTCACCACCTTGAGGCGATACGAGGCTAGAATGACAGTAAACTCGACCACGAAAGTCAAGAGTATATACGAAATGTAGGTTCTCAAAGTCTTTGAACTTGTTTGCTTGGTCAAGAGTAGCAACAACCTCACGCACATCAGACTTACGCTTGTTCTCTTTAGCGTAGATAGATGCAATTTGACGCTTCCAGTTCTTGAATGCTGCTTTCTGGTCATCATCAAGCACTTGCATCAAGTCCTCACCACGCAAATCTGAGTAGATTGCAGGTACTGGACACGCAGGTTTGTTGTATTTCTTGAACTCTGGCATACCAAGAGGCAGTTCACGCAAGCGAATCTCGTTTGCTATAGCGTAAATTGATGGGTTTATCTGCCATTTTACGTTCTGAAGAGCGTTAAGAGCCTGATAAACCTTTGGCATTTGCTTTCTAGTGAGTCGTCTAAGGTGCTTCTTGTCTCGTACCTTGGCAATAGGAAGGTTAGAAGATACCTCTTTGCTGTGATATCCACCATTAAAAGGTGATTTCCACTCCTTTGGAGGTACTACACAAGGCTCATAGGCAGGTGACATATTACCAACTACCTCTTTATAGCCCTGAATCCAAGTCTCAAGAGCATCAGTAGCTACAATCTTAGCTGTAGTTTTACCACGGCCTTGACCATTCACTTGCTTAGCGATAAGAGGTTGTCCATCCATGAGCATATTCTTACCGAAAATCTCAATAAGCTTTGCACCTAGCTGAATAACATCATTATCAGACCAAGGAATCCAACGGTCAATATCAATAGCGAACTCAGCTTTATCAAGAAGATGCTGATATTTGTCGTTATCAATAGAAAGAAGTCTCATAATCTCAAGCTTTTCTTCACCTGCACCAAGAAGGGCTTGGAAGTCAGCTAGTAACTTTAGTTCTTTCTCTGCATGAACCATGACATCATGGTCAAATTTGTAACTGTTACTGTTACGTTTCTTCAAGCTCTCTTTGATTGCTTGAATGTACTTAGGTGCTGCATTATTTAGCTTAGTAAAACGAACTTCGTCTTCTATACGACGGCCGATATTATTAGCTAAGTTCTGAGCGGTTATTTCATGATTAGAAAGACCATCAAAGATAGTCTTGATAGCAATATATGCTGCTGCTTCTGGTGACAAGCACTTAAGGTGCATTAAGCAAGCACTAGGCTTGCCTCGTCTACCAGTGTAGTAGTCAATATATGCTTGAATGGCATCAGCCATAGGGCGTACAAATTCACGAGTCAGTCGTCTGTACCAGTCTGCATCAGAGCCGTTTCCAGATTCAAGAGCGCGTTGGTTATTCTTCTCGAATCGAAGAATACCTGCACCATGCATCTCTGCTTCTAGCTCTAATTGAATTTGCATTAAGTCTTTGTTCATAAATTATTGTTCCTTACAATTAGTGATACGTCTAGCCTGCTGACTAACGCACCATAAGATATCTTTCTCTCGGTTGGAGTACTCTATTTTAGAAGCTCCTGAGCAATAAGTCAATCCATTGTGTAACCATTTCTGGTATAACTCAAAGTCTCGCTTAATCAGTAAGCTCTTAAAAGTTTGATAAGGAAGTTCAGTTCGCATTGTGATTCTCCTTGTCTCACAGTGTGAGACTGGTTTGGTTAAAGCATATCATAAAGGCACCTAGTAAGATGCCTTGAGCTATGCTCTATTTATTTCGTTTAATACCCTGTCGTGCGTCATGAGCTACTAGGAAGGCTGGCTTCTTAGAGTTAGTTGCTCCCTTCTCAATCTTAGGCTTACGGCACTCATTCCACTCGCATTTGTTAAGCTCATCTATGATGATGTTCTGGAAAGGGAAAGGTTTTCTAAAAGCAATTTCTTCAGCAATCATAGCAGCATCAGCAGCATGGGCATGGTTAGGTAAAACAAAAGGATTAGCAATTGGATTACGCTTAATAGCATGATGCTCTTGCTTGCAAGTCTTCACAAAAGAAACAGGGTCTGTAATCACTAGATGACCAAACTTGTCTACCATTACATTCCCTGAGTGCAAGTCAAACTTTGCAATACCACGGAAGAAATCTCGCACTCTGATAGCAGTTTTATAGATGGGCAAAGATTCATCATTATCATTACAATAAAAGATTTCCTCAAGCTTGCCAAACTGCTTCATAAATGCAGGGTATTCAAGGGCTGTTTTACCAGCCGCTCTATAGTATTCGCGTTTAGTTTTGAATATTCTAGTCAGCTTATCATAAGCAACCAGTTTATCCATTAGCACGACATAACAAGAGCTAAAACGCTCAAGTCCATAGATAGTTGGAATACCTTCTAAGTCTTGATTGTCACGACAGAAAGCAGCGTAAGCCGCTCCACTGTCTTCTTTCTTGAACCCTAGTTTAATAGCGTAATTCTTGATTTCTGGATGTGTCCACGCTTGAGAGAAGAATCCAGAGCCTAGCTTGACATAGCCTTGCTCTTTCGCTGTCTTCTCAAAGTCACGCACTTGATAGTCGATGTAATCGCCTTCACGCACATCACGCACCATAGAATCCGCTAGATTGATTAGTTCACGCACGATAGGGTTCTCGAAAGTTAACATAAAAGTTACCTCTTGTTAGGTTGGTTAGTGTATATCATAGAAGCCGCTCTTTGAACGACTTCGAGTTATACACTTATTTCTTAGCTTTCTCAGCTTCAATATCGGCTAGTAATTGGTCTTTAGCTTTGACAAGTAGCTCAAAAGCCTCGTGACCGTCACCATATCCGCACTTAATCAGTTCACGGAATGCTTTCTTAACGTGTGTCACTTTCTTAGATTCTACTTGACCTAATCCTAGTACAGCGTAAGGACACGCATTCTTGAACTGAGGAAGCATAGGCGCGACTGGTTTGCGCTCTGACTTGCTCTTAACTTCTGATAAAGTCTTGTTAAGCTCTGCAATGGTAGTGCGTAGCTCTTCAATAAGCTTGTCTTTAGCTTCCAGCTCAGTTTTGTTAACTGGCTCATTAGCCTCTTGAATAGCATCATTCTGCTGCATTTGAACCTGTACACTGTCACCAGTGCCTTCCATATCAAAAGGTACGTCATCTGCATTAGGAAGAGAGTTAAGAGACTCTTCTGCCTCTTCTTTCTTCTCTTCTGCCTGTTCTGGCGTATCTTTTGGCGCTTCTGGCTCTGTCTTTTCTGGTGCCTCTGGATACAATATTGCATTCAAAGTACCAGTGTTCAAAGAGTCATTAGCGGCTAGCTCTGCTGCCTTCTCAAGCTGCTCTTCATTAGCTTCTGTAGCTAGCACATATAGTACGCGCATAGCTACGCCGTTGAATCGCTTATCACCTTCAAAGAACTCAGATACTTTCATTAGCTTATAAGCTTGTGACTTGCCGATACTGAAATTAAGCTTACAGTATTCAACAAATTCCACTTGTTTCTTGCCTTCATCTTTCATGATTTCAAGAGCTTCACGCAGTAGTTTACCTACTGCTAAAGATTCTTGTTGAATCGTGTCAAGTTTTGAGCAAACTTCAAGCGTGATTTCTTGCATACGTGTAATAACTTCACTCATGATATTATCCTCTTAATGATGGTTAGTGTATATCATAAGAGCCACTACTTAGAATGACTCTGAGTTATACACTATTTCATTACTTAGCTAGCCAGTACTTACCTTGCCAGTAAGTGTAACATTCACTAGCTTTCGCCTCTTCCTCACTGATAGTTTGGAAAGTGCCGATTTCAACTATTGAGCCGTCACTATTGATTAAGTGAGCACTCATATCAACCGGATTCACTGCCAAAACAGCGTCTTGATTGTACTCTTTGATGAACAAATCAGCTACAGATTGAATGTTCTTAAGAGCAACAGGGGCGACGAAAGTTAGTTCTGTACTTGCTTTCTCTTCGCCTTCTTCCTTCCAAGAGCCTACACAAGTCTGTACAGGTGCATTTACCAAGGCACCTAGCTTTTGAGATGCAATGATAGAGTTGTGCGCGTTCTCAACTTCAGTGTTAGTAGCTCGGAATGCAGATGCGAAAATGATAGTAGCTTTCATGATAATTTCCTTAGTTGGTTGATACATCCTCAAGCCCTCTCAAGAGAAAGGGCGAGAGTGATATACCATCCTAAGAGAACCACATATCGCATATTCCAAATTGTTAAAGAGCACAAGGCAGATACAGAGCCAGTCTGCGCTGGGAGCAGTTATAGTGCGCTCTCACTTCCAAATGTGTAGCCATTATTACATGGCTTGTTTTGCTTGTCAAGGATTAATTTATTAAACCTTTCTAAGCTAGCTCTTAAAGAGCATAAGCCTTTCGACTTGGTAAACATCTTACTTGATAGGCTGACTATTGTCAACCTTTATTTGTAATTTAATTTGATTCTTTATCTTGCCAGCCTTTCCGCTTGAACCACTTGTAAATATTAAATGGTATCTTGCAAAACTCTTGAAGCATAACAAAGAGAACTAAGAATAAATCGCTTATCAATTGCATCTAGTATCCTCCTGTCACATGTATCCTTAGAGTGGCTGTATAAGCATCGAAAGTTAGTCCTTTCTTGGTCAAGGATTCTATGCAATCCATA